AAAAATTTATTTAATGGAGGTAAATTACAATGACCATTACTGAAATGCGCGAGAAGCGCAACAAGCTCGTGGGCGCGATGGACGCTTTCCTCGATACCCACGCCACCGACAAGGGGACCCTTTCTCCCGAAGACGACAAGACCTATAAGGACATGGAGTCCGAGGTCGCCCAGCTCACTGACAGCATCCATCGCATGGAGCGCCGTGAGGAAATTGAGGCCGAACTGGGCAAGCCCGTGTCCAAGCCTCTCACCGGCAAGCCCATGCAGGCCGAAAAGGACGCACCCGTCAAGACCGGTCGCGCTTCCGATGAGTACCGCAAAGGCATGCTTCAGGCCCTCCGTACCAACTTCCGTCAGATCAGCAATGTGATGCAGGAAGGTGTCGCAGAGGACGGCGGCTATCTCGTTCCTGAAGAGTACGACAACCGCCTCATCCAGAAGCTCACCGAGGCCAACATCATCCGTAAGCTCGGTACCCGTATCACCACTTCCGGTACCCACAAGATCAACATCGCGGCTACCACTCCCGCTGCGGCGTGGATCGACGAGGGCGGTGCTCTCACTTTCGGTGACGCGACCTTCGCCCAGATCAATCTCGACGCGCACAAGCTCCATGTCGCCGTAAAGGTTACTGAGGAGCTGCTCTACGACAGCGCTTTCCCGCTTGAGAAGTACATTGTCGATGAGTTCGGCAAGGCTCTCGCCAACGCTGAGGAGGACGCCTTCCTCAACGGTAACGGCACCGGCAAGCCTCTCGGCATTCTCGCTGCGACCGGCGGCGCTGAAATCGGCGTAACTGCTGCTTCGTCCACCACGATCACCGCTGACGAGATTATCAACCTCATCTACTCGCTCAAGCGTCCTTACCGCAAGAAGGCCGTGTTCATCACCAACGATGCAACCCTCGCCATTCTCCGCAAACTCAAGGACGGCAACGGCGCGTACATGTGGCAGCCTTCCCTCGTTGCGGGTGAGCCTGACAAGCTGCTCGGCTATCCGGTTTACACCTCGCAGTTCATGCCCGCAGTCGCTGCTGGCAGCAAGTCCGTCATCTTCGGTGACATCTCCTACTACAACATTGGCGACCGTGGCACTCGTTCCTTCGCGGAGCTTCGTGAGCTTTTCGCTGGCAACGGCATGATCGGCTATGTTGCCAAGGAGCGTGTGGACGGCAAACTCGTTCTTCCGGAGGCAGTAAAAGTCCTTCAGCAGAAGGCGTAAGGAGATACTCCTATGAGCTACAACACCAAAAACTATACCGAACCGGGCGGCGAGAAAACCGTCATCGGCGGCGAACTCGAAATCAAGGAGGGAGCTCGTGTAACCGGGCTTCCTTCTCCTTCGATTACCCCTGCCGCATATCAAGCACCGTCCGAGGCGAGCGACATAGCAACACTTCGTGACGACTTCAACACCCTCCTCGCCAACCTCAAAGTTGCCGGCCTTGTGGAAAGCGAGTCAACGGCTACCGGTGAAGGCAACGAGGTTATCGAAGAGGGAGACACTAAGTGAGGAAGGAGGCGGCAGCGATGAACACACTGCTTAAGAAGGTTAAAGCAAATCTCATACTGGATCACTCGGAGGATGACGAGCTTCTCTCGCTCTACATCAATGCCGCCATTTCCTATGCCGAAAGCTACCAGCACGTTCCGGAAGGCTACTACGCAGAAAACGCGATGCCAGCGACCACCGAGCAGGCAGTCATTATGCTGTCCAGCCACTTCTATGAGTCAAGAGACGGCTCTACCGGCGGCTTTTTCGCAGATAACACGGCGGCGGCACAGCAGATATGGAATACGGTCAATCTGCTTCTGCGTCTGGATCGGGATTGGAAGGTGTGACATGAGCTTTGGAAAAATGAACACGACCATTCAGATCTCCGGGAAAAGCATCGCTATCGATGCAGATGGGTTCAAGCATGAAACGGATGAAATCTTCGCAACAGTCCGCGCTTATAGAGAAGGTCGGCACGGCAGCGAAAAATGGGCAAACACCGCCTCGTTCTCCACTGCCACCGACCTTTTCCGCTTCCGGATCATTCCCGGACTCGTGGTAACAACCGCCATGAAAATTCTCTGCGATGACCATGTGTTTGAAATCAAATCAATCGAGGATGTCAAAGGACGCGGAATGTATCTGGAGGTTCTTGCCGAGGAGGTGAAATCGAGTGGCTAAAGCGACATTTAAAATGCCGGATGAATTCCTCATGAAGATTTCCATGCTGAAGGAACGCACGGACGATATTCTTCCTCGCGTATTGGAAGCCGGAGCCGAGGTCGTAGAAGCAAAAGTCCGCTCCAACCTGAAAGCCGCCATCGGTAAAGGCACAAAAGAGCCCTCTCGCTCGATCGGCGAACTGCTATCGGCGCTTGGCACTTCTTCCGCAAAGCAAGATCGAGATGGTAATTTCAATGTGAAGGTCGGTTTTTCAGAACCGAGGAGCGACGGTGACAGCAATGCTAAAATCGCCACCATTCTCGAATACGGCAAAAGCGGACAACCTGCAAGGCCGTTCTTGAAACCTGCAAAGACAGCATCGAAAAACGCCTGTGTTCAGGCGATGGAGCTGAAACTAACGGAGGAAATCGACAAAATATGAGCCTTTTATCTGAAGTAAAAACCATTCTGACGGGGCTGTCCATTCCGGTGGAAACGGGCGTCTTTTCCAAAACGCCACCTGACCGCTACACAGTACTTACCCCGCTTGCGGATACCTTTGACCTCTTCTCGGATAACACCCCGGAGGAAGATGTCGAAGAGCTCCGTATTTCGCTCTTTGATAAGGGCAATTATCTCGCCGTGAAGCGTCAGATCACATCCGCGCTTTTATCTTCGGAAATCACGATAACCGACCGGAGATACATCGGCCACGAGAACGATACCGGTTATCACCACTATGCCATCGACGTGGCAAAAAACTATTCTTTACAGGAGGATGATTAACTATGGCAACTATCGGGCTTGACAGTCTCTACTATTCCAAGATCACCGAGAACAATGCCGGTGAGGAAACCTATGGTATTCCCACCAAGCTGGCCAAAGCCATCGAAGCCGAGGTCTCCATCGAACTCAACGAAGCGATCCTCTATGCCGACGACGGCACGGATACGGTCATCAAGGAGTTCAAGAACGGCACCATTACCCTCGGTGTCAACGACATCGGCACCGACGCTGCAAAAGACCTGACCGGCGCTGTGGTGGATAACAACGGCGTACTCGTATCTACCGGCGAAGATGAGCCTACCCCGGTCGCTATCGGCTTCAGAGCCAAAACCGCCAAGGGCAGATATCGCTATTTCTGGCTGTATCGTGTTCTCTTCGGTATTCCCGGCACCACGCTCAAAACCAAGGGTGAAAGCATCGAGTTCCAGACCCCTTCCATCGAAGGTACTATCTCCCGCAGAAACAAGCTGGACGGTCAGAACAAGCACCCGTGGAAAGCGGAAGTCACCGAAGGCGATGCTGGCGTTTCTGCCGCAGCTATTGCGGACTGGTTTGCACATGTCTATGAGCCCAACTATACGGCTCAAAACAATGGGGAGGGCTAAAAAATGGATGAAAGAAGCTCTGTGATCACAATTGGCGGCAAGGAGTATGAACTGCTCCTGACCACCAAGGCAACAAAGGAAATCGGCAAGAAATACGGCGGCCTTTCCGACCTCGGAGATAAGCTCATGAAAGCGGAAAACTTCGAGACGGCAATTGACGAGCTGATCTGGCTCATTGCACTGCTGGCGAACCAGCCGATCCTGATTCACAACCTGAAAAATCCGGACGATAAGAAAGAACTTCTGGAGCCGGAAACGGTGGAACTTCTCACCACGCCTTATGAGATCGCCGGGTTCAAGGAAGCGATCATGGACTGCCTTATGAAAGGCACCAAGCGCGAGGTAGAAAGCGAACCCGAAAAAAACGCGTAAACGGGTCGGATGCTTCTCCTTCTGACGGAGAGGTGTTCGCCCGTTTGCTATTCTACGGAGTCACGCTTCTGAATCGGACTGAGGAGGAAGTGTGGCTCATGCCCCTGGG